TTATTATTTGTTTACCTTTGCTGACAGGTTTCAAGAGAGATTTAATGTTATGGTGAATGGATTCAGCAATCTTGCAAGCGCAATAATGCACACTACAAATGCGGCGAATGATTTTGCTATTGCGGCAGGGGGATTCGTAAAAGAAAATAAAATACCTTACGGAATTATCTGTAATCCAGAATTACCAGCATTCCCAATGAACGGGGGGTGTAGCTAATGATTACAATTCAAGAAATTTTAAACAACAGATTATTAGCTCTCAGCTGGAAAGAACCGTACGGAACTTTGATGTTATATGATAAAATAGAAACTCGCACGTGGAAAACTTCTTATCGAGGTTTGATTCTTTTGTGTGCAAGTAAAAAAGGGTATGATAAAGCTACGATAATTAATATTTCAGGTCAAAAAATCGGGCAACGTGTTTATAAGAGATTTATGGACAACGCAATTGATATGATATTCGATATACCTCTTGATAAAATAACATATTTCGGCAAAGCCTTTTCTATCGGAAAATTAATTGATTGCCGTCCGATGGTTGAAGCTGATGAGAAAAAAGCATTCGTTAAATACTATCCTGATTTGTATTCATGGGTATTTAAAGATGTAACTCCGATTCAGCCGTTTGACTGGAAAGGCTCTCAGGGATTCAGGGAAGTAACACCGGAAGAAAAAAAGAAAATTATTTTGCTATAAATTATTACCGATAATGAATTAATAAAATTTTGTAAATTTAGCTATAAAATAAAATAGGAAGGAATCAAAAAATGAAAAAAGTTATTTATCTCAGTTTGTTAGTTTTAATATTATTGCTTTCGAGCTGCTCGAAGGATGATAACCCGGTCTCAGGGAATAATGGAAATCCGCCCTCAACAAATATAATATTCCAAAAAGACGGGGTAATTGATAGTTTGTATGGTTTTGGTGGAATTACATATACAGGCAATCGTATTAAATTAGGAATCTTAAATATTGATACTAATTGCTTTGTAGAATTCAATTATAAAACAAAAGGAAATGATTCTTATTACTTTATTTCTACGAAACTGAATGTTCTTTCTACAAGTAATTCCTTTATTTATGACGGCAATTACCATTCGTTTAAGAATAAATGCACGGGGTCAGGAAATGATTCTTGCTTCTTTACAATGTCTGTATTAAATAACTCGCAAAGTGATACGGCATTAATGGTTGTTCGTGATTTGAAAATCTATAAATAATAATATTTTGAAACGCTCAGTTAATACACATAGTTATATTGAGCAAGAAAAAAATCACTTTATTAAAATTAAAGATGAAGAGCGTTTGCTTTTTATCGAGGTTACAGGTACGGGTCCCGGGATTAAAAAGGAAGATTTTATTTTACTTAAACGAAACGGCAGGACCGTCAAGTACCTGGTTTACCAAATCGATTATAAAAAGGAAGATAAATTCAAAGCAGAACTGATAATGATAAATTATGAAACCTAATGAGTGAAACCAAAACAGAGATTACCGAAAAAATTAAAATCGGTGGGCAGGAATTTAAATTATCAATTTATAATGCCCGAAAATTAAGAAATCTTTTGCAGGAAACCGAAAATATAATAAATACTACAGGATATGGTAATGTCAATTTTGATTTAAAAAACGGAAAGATAGTAAATATCTATGCCGGTAAGAAACTTGATAACGATAAATAATTATTGATTTTAAAAAAGAATAAAAGTAAGTTTGTAAATAGTTCTTAAAATAAGCAATATTCAATTTCGCAAATAAGAAAAACTTAAGCGGAAAGGTTAAAATCAACTATAGGTTTTAATCTCTCCGCTTTTCGTTTTTTTAAATATAAATTAAAAACAAATGGATTTAAAAAGTTTAATATTATCGTTATCTTGCAACGTTCAGAAATTCAAAAGCGGTTTAATCGCTCCGTTAATGCGATATTTTAATTTTAATAGTTTAGCAAGGTTTTCTATTTCCGTAAGGAATAGAGTGTTTTCTTTTGAAGCACTGAACAAACCTTGCTATTTTATTTTAATATAAAAAAATATGAATTCAGAAAAAAAGAAAGAGTATCTAAGGGTTTACAGAGAAAAGAATAAAAAATCTCTGAAAGAAAAACAAAAAACCTATCGAGAGAAGAATCGGGAATTATTGAAAGAACGAAGTAAAATTTTTAAAGAAAATAATCCTGAAAAAATAAAAGAATATAATTCAAAATACAAAAACAGTAACAGAAAAAAATTAAGAGAGAAGGATAAGACTTATAGAGAATCTCATAAAGAAAAAAGAAACGGTTATAATAAAAAGTATTATTCCGAGAATAAGGATTATTTTAACGAATATTACAAAGAATGGCTTTTGAATTTGAATAACGAAGAAAAAGAAAAATTAAAATATCAGCTTAGAAACGGTTTTCATAAATTTAGAGCAAAAACGAAAGCTACCGACATTACTTCTGATTTTTTAAGAAAATTATATCAAGATGTAAATGTTTGTCCTTTGTGTGGTGTGGAAATGATAGGTGGGAACGATAAGCCGAACTCAAAGAACTTAGACCATATCGTTCCGTTAAAGGTTGAAGGGGAACATATAAAAAGTAATATAAGAATTATATGTAAAAAATGTAATCAGTCCAGACCCAAAGACGGGAGCGACTTAAAAAGTAATTAATCGGTTTTTAATCTATGAAAAATAATAATTTAAAGAAAAATATTACAAGAGATAGATTATATAAAAAAACTCTTAATTTTATTTATAATTCAAAAAAAAGAGCAGGTTACGAGGGCACAGATATAACCACTAAATTTTTAATAGGATTAGTAAAAAGAATAAAACATTGCACTATTTGTAATTGCAAACTTAGCATAGACGGTAACACAAAGAATGGGGTGCAGTTTGACCACGTTATTCCTCTTAATAAGGGCGGGAAAAATAACAAAGAAAACATTAGGGTTATTTGTCAGACCTGTAATAAAAAAAGACCTCACGACGGCACCGACGAGAAAGAGCTTCAGATTGAAATAAATAGCGAGAATCTTAATAAACCCGAAGAAATCCGAACTAATAAGGTATTGCTGAATTACGAGAAAGAGTTCGAGCTTTCGAAAACACAACAGGTTATTTTAAATATAGTACTCGAATATCCCGAAATGAAACAAAAGGAAATTGCAAAGAAACTAAAAATAACCGCTCAACATCTGTCGGAACTTGTCAATAAACCGAATTTTATTAAGGCGTGGAATGAAACACAGCAAAAGGCAATTGACATTATCATTAAAAATAAAAGTAAAGCAGTTTTAAAAATTATTAAACATATCAATTCCAAAGATGATAGAGTTTCACTGAAAGCATCAGAATTAATTGCAGGTGATTTGTTAGACCCGAAAAAAATAGTACTGGAACTTAAAGACAAGGCATTAGCAAAAAAAGAAATTGAGGAGTTATTTGAATAATGTCTATTCTCTATCCATATCAAAAAGAAATTGTAAAACGAACCAATCGTTTTGAAATTAATATTAAAGCCCGTCAGATAGGTTATTCTTTTGCATTTGCATATAAGATGTTAAAGCGATGTATCTTTGAGGACAGGAATCAACTAATTGTTTCTGCAAGTTTAAGGCAATCAAAGGTTGTTATGGGATTCGTTGAAAAGTTTATACGTGCTTTTAAAATGATGCCGTCTATGAATGATTTAAAATTATTAGTTGATACACAAACGGAAAAAAGATTTAACAACGGTAAATCAATAATCTGTTTACCTCCCAACCCAAATACAATAAGAAGTTTTGCAGGTGATGTTTTACTTGATGAATTTTCTATGTATGCGGAAGATGAAAAGGTTTATGAAGCTGTCTTGCCTTCGATAATGCGTAACTTCGACATAATAATTAATTCAACCCCGCTCGGACAGAATAATCTATTCTACGAAATACAAAATGCAGTAATTCAAAACGAAGGATTAAAAGAAAGTGAAAAGAAAAAATATAAAAACTATAAACGATACGAAATAGATATTTACGAAGCAATTAAGCAAGGTCTTAATATCGATATTCAGGAAATTAAAGATAATTATGATGACGAAAGTTTTAGGCAGGAATTTTTATGTGAGTTCATCGATGAATCTACTACGTTTTTTCCATTTGGTTTAATTAAATCCTGTTTTTATGAATTTAACGTAAATGAAATTAAAGGGAATAACTGTATCGGAGTTGATATAGGCAGGACTAATGATAATACGGGGATTGCTGTTACAACAAATTATAATGATAAGTTTTTTTTAACGGATAAAACAACGTTAAAAAAAGAGGAGTTTGATATTCAAAAACTTACCATAAAAGAAAAACATCAATATTATGTTCCTTTAAATACTTTAATAGATAAAGGTGCTATTGGTTATCAATTAGCTGAGGAACTCGAAAAAGAATTATCTAACTGTCTGGGTGTATTTACAAATCAACTTAATTTTATGAACGATGTTGTTACCCATACAAAAAAATTGATGGAACAAGGGAAATTCAAACTTGAATATGACAAAGATGTTATGAATGCTTTTCATAGAATAAAAAAAGTAGTGGGGAGAAACAATTCTGTTAAATATGAAATCAAAAGAGATAAAAAAGGACACGGAGATATTGCGGTTGCAATAATGCTTTCACTTTACGGATTTAAAGACGGTACATTACCTTCAATGGTTATTGATGGGAAAATGGATTACGAAAACAGAAATAAATATAAATCAAAAATCTTTAATTAATTAAAAAATATTATTATGAATAAATTACAAAAGTTCGTCTCAAGGATTTTCGGTATAAAGGTCGGAGAGACATCTTCAGGAATAGTAACCAGTGAAGAGCCCGGCTACGTGAAAATAACTCAGCGTGATATAAAGGGTCTCGATATGATTACCCGGGACCGTCAACTCAAAATTGTTTTTAATTTGTATATGAAGGAACCATTTGCAAAAACTATTATCGATACAATAAACGATTTTGTTTTCGGAGATGGTTTTTCTTACAGTATAGAATTTAAAAACAGTAAGACTCCGAAATACAAAGAAACTCAGGCTATGGAAATACTCGACAGGTTTTGGAAAATAAATAAATTTGATTTAAGACTTGAGAAAAAAGGAATTGATTTAAGTTTGAATGGTATGTTATGTCTTCCTGTATTTGTTAATAAACAAGGCGGTGAGGTACGGCTCGGATTTGCTGACCCACAGAATATTGATACAGTAGTTGTTAACCCGTTAAACGTTGAGGATGCACAGGTTATAAAATTTAAAACAATAACCGGGCAGACTAAAAAAACACTTACTGTTATTAAAGAAGATTTAGAAGATGTCTTCAGTGATAGTTACGAATTATTAAACGGCGAGTGTTTCTTCTTTCCGATTAACAACGTAAGTAATCAGCCTGAGGGAATAAGTGATTTACTTGTTTCAGCAGATATGATTGATATGACCAGTTCATTACTGTATAATATTTTAAAACATAGTGAATTATCATATTTAATGTTTCAGGATGTTACTGTTAAAGGAAGTATAGACCCACAGGAATGGGCAAAGAAAAATCCTATTCCAAACCCGGGTGAGAGAATAGTCCACAATGATAAAGTTGAAATTAAATTATTAACCCCGGATATCAAAGCCAACAACAGTACTGAAATTGTAAGGTTATTTAAAAATATTATTTTACTTTCGAAGCGTATGCCCGAGCATTGGTTTAGTGACGGCGGCAATACCAATCTTGCTACAGCTGTCGAGCAGGGTACGGCAGTGTTTAGATTACTGAAAAACAGACAGCAGTACTGGGTTTACATTCTCGAACAAATATTAATGTTTGTATTGCATCAGGCATATATAAATAAAAAGGAAGGGTTCTCACTGACCAGGGAAGATTTAATAAATAACATTAAAATTAAAGTATTAGTTCCTGAATTTGAAACTAAAAACCTCGATAAGGTATCAAAATCTATAAACGAAATTGCAGACTTTTTAAATAAAGGAATTGAAAAAGGATTAATCACAAAAGATACTGCAGGAAAAATATTCAGGAGTTTAACAGAATTATTCGGGTTCACAATCAACGAGGATGTAGAGATTGAGAAGTTACTTGCTGAAGTCGAAACAAAAATTAAAGAAGCAAAGGAATCTGAACCAGTACCGGGAAACGAACCTGAACCGGAATCGGATAATAATGATGGAAATAATGAACCAGTAAAATAAATGTTGACTTTAAAAAAGAGTATACATAATTTTGTAGCATAAGTAACAACAAAGTTCTCTAAATAGGAAATACCGGTTTTGCTTATCGCAAATCGGAAAAACCGAAGCGATGACTTGAAAATCAGAAATGGTTTTCAGGTTATCGCTTTTTTTTGTGGAAAAAATGAATAAAAACTTTAAAGACATTTTAGAAATAAGCAACATCAAACTTTCCGAAAGCCTTGACTCCGGAAGTAAATACAAATGCATTCTTATCCGGGCGGGTATGACTAAAACAGCTAATCTCACATTGAACGTTAATAATACATCTGTAAACGCTTTCAAAAATTACACTGCTGAGTCAATTAAACAAGCTATTGAATCAGGGCTTTTTGAAAATGCACCTGCACTTATAAGAAGTGTTGATTCACATCTCAAAGTCGAAAACACCGGTATTAATTCTTATGCAGGAAATTACACAAATGTTGTATGGAATGAAGAGTTACAATGTGCAGAAGCAATTTACAATCCGTCAGCAAAAATAAAAATAAAGTTAGCAGAGATTTGGAAAGATGTCGGTTTAAGTATTGCCGCGGATATATCGGGATATTTATCTCAAAGTAATTCAGGTCAGTATGTTATTAACGTAACAAAGTTTAATGATTTACAATCTATAGATTTAGTTTCTGCCGGTAATGCAGGTGGAAAAATCACAGCTTTAGTCGCAGAGTCTTTACGTAATATTAATTCACACAATAATTTAAATTTAAAAACGGGAGAATCACAAATGAATCCTGAAATGAAACAAAAAATCTACGACCTTCTCAATGCTTCTCATTTCGTTGGTGAAGGTAAGACGATTAAAATGGTGAGCGATGAGGACATGATTAACGGGTTACTTCAACACGCTCATACATTAATGAATACCGTTGATACCTCACTTGCGGAATCCGAAATCACTGCAAAGAAAAATGAAATTGCATCCCTGCTCGCATATGCAATTAACGAGGGTAATAAAAAAATGTCTGCTCTTGTAGCGGAAGCTAAAACATTAATAACAAAAGTTCCGGTTGCTGAAGAAAAGCCGGTTGACAAAACCGACCTGCAAAAAATGGAAGAGCTTTTGAACGATGCGAAAAAATTAAATTCACAAAATTATCTTAACTCAAAAGTTGCGGAATCAAAACTTCCAACTCCTTTGAAAGATAAAATTCATAAACTTTATGATGGTAATTTTCTTTCAAATGAACAAATAGATTCTATTATGGTTGCTGAGCAGGAAGCTTTCAGTAAACTTGACCCAACCTTTGTGAATAACGGCGGACATGATATAAAACCCGGTCAGGATGAAGTTGATAAGTTTGCTTTGACAATGGAATATCTTATGATAGATCCTAACACATTCAGAACAAAAATGGCTGAATCTGAAAGAGCAAAGTTCAAAGATGTAGCAGGTAATCATTCTTTCCTCGAACTGTACCGTCATTTTACGGGTGACAATAAAGTTTCAGGTAAACTGTTCAAAGGTTCGATTGGAGAATCCATTATATCTACAACGTTTGCGGAAATTATGGGTATCTCGATGCATCGCTCGATGTTAAGAGAATATTCAACCTCGGTATTTAATCAGGATTGGAAAAAGATAGTTCAGATTGTACCGCGTTCTGATTTCAAAGATAACACCGTAACCAACATGGGTGGATACGATGATTTTCCTGTCGTGTTAGAAGCCGGTGAATATCAGCCAGCTACCACCCCGGGTGAAGATGCGGTATCTTATAAGCTCTTAAAAAGGGGTTATGTAGAAACAATCACAATGGAAGCCATCAGGAACGATGACCTCGGAGCAATAAGAAAAATTCCTGTTAAGTGGGGAAGAGTTTCTGCAAGAGTAATTTATAAATATGTATTCAATCAGATTTTGAATAATACCGCAATGGCTTATGATTCTAAAGCGTTGCTACATGCTGACCATAGTAACTTGTTAGCCTCTGCCGCTCTCGATAAGAATTCTTATTTCGAGGTTATTAAGCTGTTAAACCAACAGGTCGAAAAAAACAGTGCAGAACAGTTAGCACTTGTACCAAGGTTCTTACTTGTTTGTCTTGCTGATTTACCAATGGCTTATGAATTAACTACGGTTGCCGCAGGAATGCAGAATGCAATTGCTGCTTTCAGCCAGACATACAAAGTCGAACCTATTGTAGTTGCAGGTCAGACCGCAAGGAGCTGGAGAATCGTAGCAGACCCGTCCTGTGCAAGTTTAATGGAAATGGGATTTCTCGACGGTAATGAAGAGCCTGAAATGTTCACTCAGGATTTACCAACGCAAGGATATGCATTCACTAACGATGGTATTAAATTAAAGGTCAGACATATTTACGCAGGTAAACTCACTGACCATAGAGCAATCGCAGGCACGATAATTACATAATTTTTCTCTTCTTTCATAACAACCGAAACCCGTTATTGTAATGATAACGGGTTTTAAAAAAAAGAAAATGGCTAAAACAAAAATAGAATTTTTAAACACGGTAGAGCTAAAAGTCAAAGACGTTGCAGGCGAATTCGTAAAGACTGCTCTTGTCTCAAACGTAAGCTATAGTTCCCAGACTTTAAAAACAACTTTTACCGTAGATTCTATTGAAGGTTTTATTGCCGGCGATCCTGTTTATATATCTGATGGTTCTGTTAATTCAAAGTTTGCAAATATACTTGAAATAAAAACGGTAACAGTTGAGGAAGAAACAGTCTTGCAAATTATTTTCAGCGGTGATTTTCATTTAATTAGTGCAGGTGCAGTAATAAAAAAATCAGATGCGATAAGTCATATCGAAGAGGCATTGCTTGTCTATTCAAGATTAAAACCAATTCGGAAAACACATCAGATTACAGGTAGCGATACAGATACGTATTCTTTGCCTTCTGATTGGTCGGAAGGTTTAAGCAGGATAAATTCAATTGAATACCCTATTGGGTCTCAGCCTAAGCAATTACTGGACGAGAATAATGTTGAAGTTTATCTTGATTCGGAAAATCATTATAAAATAAGATTTGTATTTTCTCTCGGTACCGGTAACAACGCATTATTAAATTATGATATCTTATGCACATTTACAACCGCCAATCCTCCTGTAGCAACCTCTCCAGATATAGACTTTTATTGTATCTGCAATCTTGCCACCTATTATTATTTGATGGGACTTGCCGCATCATCGGGTCACGATGTAAGTTCTTTAATCGAAGCTGATAGAGTAATTAAAAGCAGTAAGACTGATGCATTCAGACGGCTTGCTAAAGAGTATCTCGGGCAGGCTGCCAGTTGGTTAGGGGTAAGCGTTAAACAACTTGAAGGAAGTGAAATAGAACCTGCTGCGGCTTCCTGTAACCAGGGATTAGAATATAATCGGGAACGCGTAACAATTTTTCAAAGATAATTTTATAAATTTTTAATTTTTTATATATGGCAAAACCAAAAGCACCGGAAGAAAATACTGACCAGAATAATGTCAGTTATGAAACTCCACCGGATAACAAAAACACTCAGGGCAATAACACTCCTGATAAACCAAAAGCACCGGAAGAAAATAAAACCCCTGAGGATGTAGCAAAGGAGTTTGCAAAACCTTACAAAGATAAGGACGGTAATTACTGGGAAAACGGACTTCAAAAATTTTACATCATTGTAAAAGATAAAAAACAAATCGAGAAAAACGGAAAGCTCGTATTTGAAAAGGATGGGATAGAATGTCCGTACTATGAAAACTTATTACCGGCTGAAGTAAAGCGAAGAAAAGAAAAAGGAGAAATTTTCTAAAAGAAAGTAATGAAAGACAATAAAAAAACAAAAACAAATAACTTTTTATAAACTTTAATCAATTTAATATTATGATAAAAAAATATTTTTCAGCACTCATAATTTTAATTATGTTTGCTTTCGTCGGAAACGCTTTAGCAAATGATATTCCTGTCGATAAGACAGGCAAATATTCAAACCCCATTTTCTTAAATGATGATGGAGGTTATCTAAGGAACTCCACAAATGGGTCTGCTACCGATACAATAGGTACAGCAACAACAAATGATACTTCATATACTTTCACAAACGATGCGAAGTATAATTATTTGTTCGTAGAATTCTATCAGAATAGTACTCTGAATTATTATTATATAAAACATCAATCGACAGGCAAAGTAAGATTCAGGTATGTAGCCGCAGATAGTACTTTAATAACAGAGGTAACGGGATTGCTCGGTTGGATTAAAGCACCTATTGTCTTGCCGGATTCCACTAATGCACAAATGGCTTACAATCTATCTTTAAGAACCGACAACGGGATATTAACTATTCGAGGTACTAATATCAAATATTAATGACAGCCCTGCAGAACATACGGACCCAGTTAAAAGCCATTCTTGAAACAGTATCCGGAATAGGAAAAGTCTATTCATATTACCGTTATAAAAAAAATAATTTTAATGAATCAATAAAATTATTTAAGGTTGGTATGGACTACAAAGGAATAATGTTTCGTCAGATTTCCTGTAGTCAGCCGGTAGATGATAACGAGGATGGAGAGAAAGTCCGCAAATGGGAATTCACAATGCTCAGGCAAGTCAATGATGAGAAACAATCAGGAGTATTATACGAAGACCAGATTGAATTATTACTTAGTACCTTTAATGAGTTTTCAGATGAGAACGAAAATGACTCATTAAATAATTCAGTTAAGGAACATAATAATTTACAACTGGACGATTGTAGTGAAGTATTTTACGGAGATATCTTATGTCACCGGGCTATTTTAACAATGGAGACAAGAGAGTGAGTTCTTTTACAATACATATTGTCAGCTCTAATTATACCGGTCCTGCAGGAAGTTTTGATTTTGAGAAAAACTTTTTCAGGAAATATGATGATGTAAAAAAAGGATTAACACCTAAACAACTTTTAAAAGTCGGTAGGTTCATTCAGGATGATATTAAATCTTTTGTACGTAAGTGGGGATGGAAAAACATTGAGAGAGCTATTCTTTTAAATGAAATTAGTCCGGGTGAAGTTGCTATTATGATAGAAGAATCTCAGCAAAAAAAAAGCAAATGGTTAAATTTCGGTACTGAAGGACATTGGATTCCTGAAAGTAAAATGATGTCTCCAGGAAGGGCATTAAGTTGGACTGATAAATCATCCGGAGAGCGTTTCTTCTCTAAAGGTCACTGGGTAAGTGGAATTATTGCTTATGATTTCTTTAAGCTCTCAGCTGAAGCCCGGTCAAAAGTTCAGAACTATATAAATAAAATAAAAATTTTTTCTAAAAATTAATTACGGAGTTAAAAAAAATGGGCAATGATTTAATTAAAGACATAACCGCCTCAAAGAAAAAAGGTTCTATCCGCTGGGCTTATATGCGAACTCTTAACGGAGCTGTGTATGATACCGACGGGGTAAGACAGTCTGCTATCACAGCTGCGGGGTTGGGTTATGTAACTGCACCAGCCGTTACATTCACATTAGGTAACGGTGACACCACCGGAGCCGGGGCAACAGCACATACAGTAATAAATGAATTAGGAGCTGTAACCGCTATTGTTATTGATAATCCGGGGTCGGGATATACTGTTACGCCTACTATTGAACTTACTGCGCCGCCGCAAGGAGGAACGCAGGCAACAGGCACGGTATCTCTTGAAGACGTTTGGCACGTAGGAGCGTTGCGTAAATCTTCAGAATTAAAACACAGCGAACCGAGAAAAACAGAACCATTGGAAGATGGTACTCCTGATTATCCTGAATCCGGAGATGTTACTTCTGAATTATTGTTAACGCTCGGACAGGATGACGAGAATACAATTAAGTTCATAATGAGAGAATCAAAAAAATATGAATTCTCATTATTCTATGAAAAGGGTAAATCAACGGGTACTACTATGCAACAGATATATATACCTCAATCATTACTGGACACAGATTACTCTTCGAAGTCAGGCGAAAGAAGACCGGTTGCAAAATTCAATATTGTTAAAAATCTTGCTGCAGTAACACCCGGTAGTGTTCCTGATTTTGCTGTTGGAGATGCTGAAGATTACACGGTCCCGGCTGAAATGTACTTTGAATCGAAGGATTTATAATAAACAATTTTCGTTAATTTTATTTTTTAAAAATGGCTAAAATAGAAACTAAAAAAATAAAGCTGTTATCCGAATACGTCGGGAAAAAGCATCCCGACGCAACGGTAAATCAAAAGTTTAAACCCGGTGATGTTATCGAAGTGAAAGACACGAAACACCTCGATACAAATGGTGTGAGATGGGAAGCGTACGTTGAAAAAGAAAAGCCGAAAAAATAATGCCGGAAGAAAAACTACAAACTGAATTTAAATACAAAGGACTGAAGCTTTCATTAAAGAAGGCTTCAGTTCATTACAGGTACTTGTCAAGTATATTCGTTGATAAATACGAAACTTTCATTGACAATTTTACGCACCTGGAAAAATTAAATTTTTTAAATTCATTTCGGGTACTCGAAAAAATATTAACTACTCTTAAAAATCAAGAGATAGATGATTTACTTAAAATTGCCAAGGGTATGATAAAAGATGATGAACTATCCGACGTAAATGAATACATCGTTAAAGTTCAGGATTTTATTGTGGAGAAAGTAAAAAATTACCCTGTTGAATTAAATGAATATAACGAAGCTTATCTCGCTTACCTTGAAAAAAGAAAAGTAGCAACAGAAATATTTTTTCAAAATACCGATAATGCAAGAGAGTTATTCGAGTTATGCCTTACCTGCAGGATAAATATTTTCTGCAGGTTAATAAATTTTTTATTCTTCAGGAAAACCCGAAACACCGATACTTTAAAAAATATCAAATATGATATAGATTCCGATTCGGATATAATTCAGTTTGATAATTTTGTAAAAGATGTTTACAAAGCTTTTTTTTTGAGCAAAAATTACACAAAGAACGGTGTGAATCCGTTGATGCCGATTTTGAAGATTTCATAATACCTGATACACCCGACTTAGACGCAGACTTTCCTGAAGCTTACATTTACGATAGAATGATTTGTATACTTTGTAACTACGAATTAGATAAGTTCGACTGGTATGCTCATAATACAGATGTAATCGACTTTGTAAAAATCACCTGCTATAAAAGATTCGATGAATATGTTAAATGGAAATCCTATGAAAACAATAACAGTAATACCGAAAGCCCTAAACTCGAAACTGAAGAATAATTTAAAATGGCTAAATCATACGAAGATTTAATAATACGAATTAAACAGGAGTTAGAAACCTCAGCACTTAAGAAATTAAAAAGTGATATGGGTGAGGTATCTAAAGCTATGGATGATTTAGTAAAGCAGGGTAAACGTAATACTGCCGAATATACCAACCTGGTAAAAGTATCCGGAGAATTATCGAATAAGTATAAAGTTTTAAAATCAGAACAACGAGGTGTTTTAGAAGGGACACAAACCCAGTCGAAGCTCGGAACTCATTTCAACGAGCTTAATAAAAATCTGAAAGACTATACCAGTAATCTTGCAAAGTCAAAATCAGAGGGATTTTCTATTGCGTCCAGCTGGGCAATCATTGGAGGTGCAATCGCCGTAGGAATAAATTATTTAAAACAATATGCAAAAGAATTTTATAATATTGTAAAAGCTGGGTTAGAATTCGCAAATATCTATGAGCATTTTGTTAAAGTAAATGGAGGTATAGAGCAGGCAAATAAAACCCTTATGCAATTTAGAACTGCTGTTGCAGGGGGAATGAATGATAGTGAATTAATCAAGTATAGCAACACAATGCAAAGTCTTGGTTTTAATACTAAAATCACAACTCAAATTTTAGATTTTGCAGAAAGAAAATCCGACGAACTTGGAACAACTATTGAGGGTGCAAGTGATGTTCTTTTAAGATTCCTCGAGACAGGAAAAGGAAAAGGTTTATATCAATACGGAGTTGAGGTAGATAAAGTCAATTTAAGAATGTCAGAAATGACAGGACTAACAAAAAAACAAATTGAACAATTATCAAGTGAAGACCAGCAAAGAATAAGAACTGCGGCAACGATGGAGTTATACGGAAATACGCTTGAACAAATAAACAAAAAAGAACTCGATAATGCGGACAAACTTCAAAGAGTTGAAATGGAATTGAAAAATACCGAATTATGGTTTGGTAGGGCTTTTGGTGGAGAGGTATTTAATTCAATCAGTAGAATTAATCAAGGTTTAAGAGAATTAAATATTATAACGGATAAAAATAAAATTTCTTCTAAAGATTTTGGAACTGCTTTAGGTGAAGCATTCGGGAAGGTTTTACCATTTATCCTTGGTGGATATTTAGGAATTTTAATTAGTCAACTTGATAAAGTTGCAAGAGGTTTTACAATTGTAAAAAAATCAGTATACGATGTCGGCAACGCTTTAAGAACTCCGTTATCAGACGCTTTTGCACGGGAATTAATGACAGTGCTTGATTACGTTTCTGAAAGAGCTAAAAGATTGTGGGGGCTCATTTCTAAATTATTAAATATAACAGGTACTAAAACAACAGGTTTAGGCGGAAAACAAGAAGCTACTGGAACGGGTAAGGACGTTCTGAGTGAAGATATGCACGGTATGGGATATTTAGTAGATGATACCGAGGACATAAAAAAAGAAAAAAAGGATAAAGGTTCAAAAGAAAAAGAGCAGAAACGAGATCGCTTCGATGCCCTTGTCCAGGATTGGGAAACTGCAAAACAGGAAGACGAATTATTAACGAGTCTCACCAAGGCTAAGCTTGATGTATGGAAAAAAGATTTGGAGCTGGGTAGAATTGATATCGATAAATTAATTGAAAGTGAAGCGGATAATGATAAAGCATACGCATTAAAGCAAAAACGATTACAGATTTTAGCAAAGATTCAGGATGTAGATAAATTAATTAAGGACCGTACACTCTCTCCCGATAAAACGAAAGAGATGGGAGTTGTTAAAGAAGATTTAACAGAAAAAGAAACTATACAGTCACCAAAATCCAAGAAGGAAGAAATTACGGACTGGCTTAAAAAGAATGAAGATTTACCTTTTTTTATTAAACAAGCCGAAAACGCAAGAATTTTCGATGAGGTCTTAAACCAAGTTGTTAATACGACTTCCAATCTTTTTTCCGAACTTGTAAAAGGAGGTGAGGGCAGTAAGGATGCATTCAAAAATTTTATGAAGTCGATTGTAATAACTTATCTTACGTCAGTCCAAGCAATGGTACTGGGAGCTGCTGCAGCCGCCTCAGCAAAAGGAATAACGTCATTTGGAATTTCATTAATAACAGATATGCCGGAATTAGCCGCCGCCTGGGTTTCTCTTGAACTTGCAAAAGGAATTATAAGCGGGCTTGCATCAGGAGGACCGTTCTCTCCTGGGACTTACAGAGTTAATGAAGTCGGTGGAGAGCTTGCAGTTATGGGACGGTCCGGCTATATGATTAATAATGATGATTTATACAATATGATTAATGCATGGAAGACCGGGAGAGGAAATAATAATCCTGCTCCAATTGTAGAAGTTAAAAATCATTATTATAATTTAATTGATGGAATGACCTTTAATTCAAAAACAGAAACTAAAATCAAAAAGAAGACTCTTGGCAATGTATAGTTTATTAATAACAAAATATAAGCATACGAATAATAATAACTATTTCGATAATATCTATTATCTTTCTCTTAATGTAGATAATAATGTGAATCAAATAGTTAATTGTTTACAATTAAATAATGCAGATTATGGTTCAGACTTGTATTATAAATTATACATTCCTCAAGGAACAACACTCATTCATTTTGAAATTTACGCAGATCCTACTTATAATTTTATGCTTGCAAGCGGGGTACAATCTACAAACTTAGGAATTTATAATTCTCTTATTCATATCCCTATAACAAATACTTTTTATTCTAATATTACCGGAAGTTTATTATTTAATTCAAATGCCGTTTTTACCTCGACTATAACCGGGAGAATTAAAACAAATGAGGGGGTTGTTGATTTCATAGAAATAAAAAAATTACCGAAAGAATTTATAAGCAAATTAAGTGAAGAAAGTATAAACACCGATAATAAATATATATGTAGCGATTGGAATATAACACTCACAGATTATTCACCGGATAGAAGTAATTTAGGTCTGAGTATATTTGATTTTTTTGAAAATGATGACGCTTATATATATAGGGTAATAATGTGTAAAGATAATGCAAAAGAAAGAATTGGTTTTATTGATTATTCGAGTATGGATAAGAAATTAGATTTTAAAGAAGGTAAAGCTATCTCTTTTGATGTTTATAGTGCAGAAAAGGAACTCGCAGAATTTATGAAAAAATTAATACTAAAACAAATCGGATTTACCGTCAATGCAGGCAATTATAATGAATCATATAACGAATTATTACAAAAGTTTGCTTTTACTATAAACTGTAATTTAAATGATACAACGAATATACAGTCGACTTACGCATCCTGGTATTCCGGGGATATTCCAAAAGTATATTATGATTTTATTCATGTAATGAGAGAACAAAAATTATGGGATATATTTGAAGGTCTATTTATGCAATTGGGAGTAATGTTTAAAATTACTCCAGAAAATACAAACATAAATACTTATGATAAATTAACTTTAAAACTATTTTTCAAATCTGAAGGTGAAACCATTTCTGATATAAAAATTATTAGCAAATCAGAAGGTAATAAAGGAATTGATATGAAAAATCAATTTTGGGGAATTAAGAATTGTTACTTGGAAGATTTCCAACCTAATCACGTAAAGGAAAATTATAATTTTGCAATTAGTGCCGGGGGGGTCGATGTAGGCTTTCCATTCACGCAAACAATCGAGCATTTTGTAAATGGTCACACAGCCCATTTTATAGGTAATATAAAGAACTGGGTTAGTACCTGGTTTCCAAATTGGTATTATCCTGATGAGAATATTCTATGGATTGACGTTCCGATGTATGACTGTGATTTACCTTATTACTATGATTTGGTAAGGTTCAAAAAAATAACTCCGATTACAATATTTTCAAAACAAAATGGAGCTAATTGGGATAACAATTTAATTAATCTCTCCGCTTTACAATATGATTATTTATTGACGAATCTTAAGAAAACTAAAAAATTTAAAGTTTATTATCCGAATCTTTTTGATTATACGACCTATAATAAATTTAATTATGAGAATAAAAATTGGTATATAGAAAAAATTTCAAATATAGATTTAAAAACAAAAACGGCGGAAATAAACGTCGTAGAAATTTAAATAAGTATGTTTAACGAAGGCGAACATATAAACGGTTCCGGTCATCCAATTGTAAAAATATTTAATGGTTTTACATTGGTTGAAACTATGAATTTTCCTATTCCCGATAAAGAAGGTTTGATTGAAGACCCACAGCCGGATACTATTGATTTAGAATTTTGGGACGGAGAAAAATTTATCATTACACGAGGTTATAGAATTCTATGGAATATTTCTTATAAAGCGAAAATTATCAGACCGCACAGTTTGGCTATTGGTAGATTATATGATTATCAAAAAAACAACTTTAAGATAGTTCTTATTCCAAGGTCGAATGCATCTCGTCGGGGATTCACGGTTAATTTTATGAATAAAAGTATGCCGTTTGGAATATTGAAAGGTGGAATAAAAGCCCGGGGAAACAGAGGAATGTTTCTGCTTTTTGAAACAAAATATTTAGAGCAAAGTCTAAATTGGATTAATCCCGATGAAATCCCAAGCTGGACTTATGAAATGAACGAAACTAATACAATTTTTTAAAATATAAATTTATAAATTATGGTTAGCGAAAAATTAGTACCTTTATTTACCGAAGATGAAAGTGGAAACACTATTCCGTGGGAAGGTCTTCTCGCTGAAAATTTTAAGTTTAAAAGGATTGATACAAGCGAAAGAATTTATTTCACAACATTCACAGACCAGGGTGGGGGTTGTTATGTATTCTCCGGATGGAAACAAATGGTCAACGAAGTCCTTACTGATTTAACCGACATTCAACCGGTATGGTTGTATATAAACGATGAACCATATTATAAAAAAGGTGCTTTTTGCGTCGGTGATGCAGAACTTCATTTTGCCAAAAAAGTTGATTTGGATACTGAAGCCGAGACCCGCGAGACTGCGGACGATTCTATTATAGAAGACCTTGCTATTGAAATTAATGACCGTATCGATGGAGATGCTTTGCTTGCCGCCGATATCGAAAGTACTATTGCACTCGTTATGAAACGATTCGATATGTCCGGCAATAATATAATCGTTAACCCCGAAATCACTACCGAAGGAACGAACAAATGGAAGTCTGTCGAAGCCGCTCGTATCTACGCCGCTACCCAGTCACCGACAGCATCGAATCAGTGGAATATTTTTATACTACCACATAAAAATAAAACAACCGGCTATGCAGAAAATGTTACTGCTCAGGCACATATTAATTTTATCGGACTCGGCGGGTTAGTTAGAATCACTGGCAATCTCACCGGGCAAAATATAAATTCAAAATTAATTAACCTGTTCTGGAATTATGACGGCAATCTTACACTCAATCCCATACTCGCTTATGATTGTATATTCCGTTGTTTCCAGTCGACTCCAAATGGCGGAAGAATCCTAACTCTCAGTAATAATAAAATGTACAGATGCGGGCTGTATTGTGTTGACGGTGAATCACAGCAAATAATAAGCTCAGGAAGTAACCTGTTAGTAAATTGCTGGTCGAATGCTAAGATGGATTTACAAGCAAACGATAAACATATTAGCTACGAATCATTTAATGATGGTTCTGTTGATTTTGATTTTTAAAATTTAAAAAATAATTATATGAAAAAAATAAAAAAATATCTTTTAATTTTTGTTTTACTTTTAATTTCTTATGGAATAATCGCTGAGATTGCAGGAGACCCTATCCGTTGGCTTGGTTCTTCTTATATGCGAAGTGATGAGGACTCAAATAGAATACGGTTTAACAAGCGGATAGCAATGGAGTACAATGCGCAACCGTTTGATATGTCAAGTGATTTCTCCTGGTCAACTTCTACCGGGCTTAACTTTGCAAGTAATAAAGATAGTATGTCTTTTGGTAAAATGACATTAAATAAGGATTCTATTTCCGGTGAAACCACGTGGAATAAAAATTATACATTTAAACGAAAACATTATAATATTTATGATTCAACCATTCTTTCTGTTATTTATAAAAATACACGATGGAATACAACTGCAGAATGGTTTCTAATTAACACTTATGATGAAGCTGTTAATTCAACGGAAATATTTGATTTATCATCGAGCGTAACAGCAATAAAAGGGTTTGTTTTACCTCACGATGGACATTGGAGAGTAGACGCATATTTTCAAATAGAATTTGCTCTTGATTCCGTTATAAATTGGGGTACGCAAGACTCCGCTAACGTTTATCTTGATTACCAAGAACCGGCTTCTCAAGGCTGTTGGGTTTATAAAATATATAATCCATATAATACTAAATCCGGAATGAAAATAAGCGGGCATTCTTCTATAATAGTTCCGAGAGGAATAACGGGTGGAAACTTGTACGCAGTAGCCACCGAGAATGCACAGAATATTAGCGGTTCTCGAAAGGTTTATATTTCCAATATAATAATTTATTTTACTTTAATTCAATAATTTTTTAAAACTTTAATTATAAATTATGAGATTCACAAAACTTTTATTTCTGCTGATTCTTTTACTGAGTATAAACTCTTATGCTCAATATGATACAACAAATTATTCACTGCATTCCGGAAGGAAAACAGTAATCATTCCGTTGTATTACCATAGCGTAAACGGATATATGCTCTATTCTTATCCCTGCTTTGATTTGATGAGTTACAATAATAATGACTCGTTGAATGTATTAGGCAGTAATACAATCGGGGATTCTACCGGCATTGATATTTCACTAAGAAAATTCAGTGTAGATTCAGTTGTTACCGGAGGATATATATATTTTAATGGTTTGACTGCAGGCAAGTATTATCAATATATGCCTTATATACCTGCTTTAAAATTTCTGATATTAAAAGCAAATACAACTATTTCAGACACAATTTATGTCAAAACTTTATTTCAGAAACAATGAAAAGATTAATAATATTATTAATGCTATGTTACATATCCGCTTCAGCTCAAAATCCTTACGATTGGTATACTCAGAAGCATCCTTCAACTTACGTTTACGATAAATTTACAGACTCTTTAGTTGCAAGGATGACTACTCCGCCAACGACAGCGTGGAAAAGGGCAATTGACAGGTTTGTTGTTACTGCACGACAAAATAATTGGTTATATGATTTTGATGTTTTTGCTTTTCTGAACGCAACGGATTCAGCGAATAACATAAATTTTGGAAGTGCAAGCTTCAATCCGCAGAACATTGCAGGAAGGTGGGCTTCTGATACAGGTTACGTTGGAAACGGAAGTACGTCAATGTTACTAACTAATTTCAATCCCACTACAAATAAGAATAAGTTTACGAATGATTCAGGAACTATAATATATTATTCAAGTTCAATTACAGCGAGAACTGACCTTGAAGGAGATTATGGAGTATTTAAAACATATAGAACTATTCAACGATGGACAAGTGCAGGAGGCGGAAGATATTATATATCGTGGGGAGACGGAGATATTAATCAATACTTTACCCCGACCCCGAAACCTTACGGATTGATAGCGGTTGTTAAGAGAGCAACCGAAACCTACCTTTATAATTACTACCCTTACAAATCAACATACGGGGTGATAACAGATACCGTTGGCGTAAACTATTGGGCGGGAGTAAACTATCCGATAGCATTTGCAGGTGTAAACAGGGATGGTGTAGGAGTAGAATATTCAAGTTCAAGGACATATCAATCAATAGGACTTGCGACTGTATTAAGTCAGGCGAAGATTGAGAGCGTATACTTGGCAACCGACCAATATTTAAAAGACGTAGGAAAACTATTTAATGACATAAATATAGTGTTTTTTGGAAATTCTATGTTTAACAATTCGGTCTGTTCTGATACAACACCATCGGATTTTTATAAACTCTTAGTTGATACCAACAAATATAAGGTTTATAACAGAGGTTACTTCGGGAATACGGATTCTATGTTGCTATTGAGATATGCGGCAGATGTGAAAACTTTAATACATCCATACCGTAGAAATATAATGGCATACATCGAAACGATAAATTCAATAAATGATACTATACCTAATGATTCTATAATAGCCAGGCAAGAAAGATTAATTGTTATGGCATTAGCAGATGGATTCGATGAAGTTTGGATATGTACTATTCCGAATGGTGGATGGAGTTTTCCGAATTTTGATTCATTAAGAATGGCTTATAATACACTCATAAAAGCCTCTCCATATCCAACGGGAATTGTGGATATAGGAGCGGACAGTATTCTCGGATGTTCGGCGTGTAATACAAATTTCACTTACTATTGTGATGCTGACGCTGAACACTGGAAAAATACTGCAAATTCAAGAGCGGCACAATTAATTTTTAACTTAGTAAAATGACTCTAAGCACTGACACATTAGTTACAATTGCAATAGTTATTGTGGGATGGCTTTTTAAATATCTTTTGTTTGATATGAAAAAAACAAAGGAATTAAACACCTATCATACTACAATTGAAACAAGATTTGGTACTTTAGAGACTAAAATGGATTTGTTTTGGAGCTTTGTAAGGGCTAATGTTCCACAATTATTAAAGACTTATCCAACGGACATTGATAAAGACTTATTGTTAGATAAAATGATTCACAATGAATTAACCTTAGAAGATGCAACGAAATTGCGATTGATTTTAACTGAAGAAATGAAAACAAAAGATAAGAAAGAAGCCATAGTATATATTTTAGCTTTAGGTAGTTTAGAACAAATTATTTTTAATTTAACACCACGAAGATGATTATAATAACAAATAGCCTTTGTGCTTTACTGTCTTTAATTGTAATATTGTTGGCACTAAAAACCTATACCATCCTGAAAAGCAAGGCTATGCTATTAATTGTCATTCAATATGCTTGCGATGCTATTATAAGGGTGTTGATGGTTTTGTGTGAATTAAAATTTATTACGATTGATAAAGATATAATTTCAATGTTTATACTTTTAACATATATATTTTTCGTTATAATAATGTTTTATTTATTGAAAGAGGCAAAGGCTTTATTTAATAAAAACGGTTATTTTTAAAATAAGTAGAAAGGATTTACAAAATGCAGTGGAATTATTTAATGTTTGTCGGTTTTGCACTCAGGGTATATTATCATATCGTTAGTGCAGACTACCCGTTCCAGTGGAATAAAAAAAATATGGACGGAGTAATATTCCCTGATGTCGAAGGAAGAAAAAATATAAAGCTCTCGACATTCAGTTTGTTTTTAGTTTTTGTTTTTTGGTACTTGGCTTTTTTTCTGCATAAAATAAATAACCCTGATACGGAATTGGAATTAATTGTTGTCTTTATTTCTTACATTGTAATTGGCTGGGCAATTGATTCGTTATTTTTATTCGTTGCGGATATGTGGGAAAAGATAATGAAATCTAAAATCACAAAAATTTCTGAAGTATTAGGCAATAAACCAAATCAGAGTTGAATTACTAATTAATTATTTAAAAAAATTATGAAACCTTTTGAAAAAGTATTAAAATTAGGGGATGAAGGTCCCTTGGTAGAGGATTTACAGGAAAGATTAATAAGTCTTGGGTTTAAGACTTGTTTTCTTCCGGATGAATCTATTGGTGTTCTCGATGAACCTACCGGACATTTCGGAGAGGTTACTCAGGAATTAGTACAGAGTTTTCAGTCGAAAACAATTGCTATTATAACGACAAAGATGATTGATATTCCGAAGGATATCGAATTAAAAGTAACCGGTGAAATGGATTTATACACGCATTGGTTATTAAATAATTATGAAAAGGTAGCGGAATATTATAAACAAGAATTAGAGCCGGAAGAGATTGAAATACCTAAAGAGGAAGAAAAAGAAATCCCACAAGAAAAAGAGCCGGTATTAAAAACATCTGAATTACTGATAAAAAAAATTATTGAACTTGCGAAATCTCAATTAGGAGTTACGGAAAAGGGTGGAAATAACTATGGTAAACAGGTCGAGGATTACCAAAGGATAGGCAGTAAAGGGGCGGCAGACGGCGGACAGCCCTGGTGCCAATACTTTATGAACTGGTTACTGATAATGGCTTGTAAGTCGCTTAAAATCGAATTCAGGGGTACATTTTCGGGTTACACTCCTTTTTGGGTAAACTGGGGAAAACAAAAGAAAATAACGCTTATAAATCCGAAAATAAGTGAAGTTGAAATCGGAGATTTAATGTATGTATATTCAAGTGCAAGAAACAATGCTTGTCATGTAGCATTGGTGATTGGGAAAGAAGGAAATAATGTAATTACCATTGAAGGAAATACAAATCCCGGTGGTGGAAGTGATGGCTTCGGAGTATTTAAAAGAAAGCGTCCTTGTCCCTGGGCGGTGGTAAAATGGCACAAACTTTATTAATGAATAATAAAGAGCAAAAAGTATGGAATTTATAAAATTTATATTTCAGTATTTTTATTTAAAGATTATGCTGGAAGTTATTCCGGTCCCGGGTGATATAAAACTTATTGCCGGGCAATGGCACTTAGTTCACTTCGCCTCGAGCTTTCTTCTTGCCTGGTTATTCAATATTATTTTTCCTGCAGTACCGCTTATTATTCCCTGCAGTATAATCTCTTTATTTTTTCTGCTGAGCGAACTGCGTCAGCTGAGAGGCAACTGGACAGCTGAAGAAATTAAAGACAGCGTTACAGATTTAATTCAGTACCAGGGTTGCTGGGCTTTTGCTTTTGGATTAGTCCCGCTCCTGGTTATTACAATTCTCTATTTAATAACTTTAAAATGGAGTAAGCCATAATGAAAGAATTTTTAATAAAATATAAGTTCGGAATTCTCCTGACAGTATTTATTCTAATAATCGGTATTTTTGTAGCCGTAAATTTTCAGTCCTGCACGAATAAAGTTAAAACAATATTAACGGTTCCCGGGTATGACTCAGCATATCATAGGTACTTTGATAGCTCGCTGAAAGCCAGTAATAATCACTTTGACAGCTTGTTTAAATCATTCGAAGTTAAATTTGAAATATACGATTCCGCACTTATGAATAATGATATACGAATGGAAATACGAAAACAGCTTTACGAACAAATGAAAAAGTATAAAATGAATTTATCGAACGATGAGATTTATAAGCAGTATAAGGAGGGCTTGAAAGATGAGTAAAATTATTTTTATTTTATGCATATTTTATGCATTATTTATGCATTCCGAATTACAGGCACAAATCATAATCAATAGTCCTGATACCTGTATGTGTTTCACACCTGCGGAGGTCCGGAAGTCCGATAAAATCAGGGACGAAAGAAATTATTTGAGAGACCAGAATAAGGACCTGCAGAATAAGGTCGACACATTAACGTTATACGTTCAGGACCTCAAAGCTCAGAACGCGGAAAAGAATAAAAAAATTATAAGCTTGAATGATTTTATCGATATGCAATCGAAACATATTATCGAAATCGAAAATAAACCAACTCTAACAATTATAGAAAAAAGACCCTGGTATGAGATTCCGGCTTATACAACTGCAGGTATAACGATAGGAATTCTTTTAAAGATTTTTGTAATAAAGTAAGTCTTTTTCTCTCCTTTAACGTCAGGCACAGTAAAGCCGTTCACCTTGGGTAAGTGAGCGGCTTTTTATTTTATACAATTTTAATCGTCACATCTTCCGGTAGATTGATTGGTATATTCTTTTGTTACATCATCGTAATATACCCAATACTTTACTCCGCCATGATGAGAGCAGGCACCCCTACCGGTAGCTTTAGAAGTTGTACCATCACAGCAACCGCAACCAACACGGTATTTTTTTAAATATAGGCCGTCATTTTCGGGAATTCCTACTGAATAAAAAAGCGGGACTGTTAATATTATCACTAACAGAAACGAACAAAAAACCGATTTGATGTTTTTCATACTGTTTTTTATTTTGGTTTGAGGAATAATTTTTTATTTGAGATAAACTTCTAAGTTTTTCAAAGAGACATAATGAGTATGTGAAGGAATTACATTATAATACAGAGTATCTTCAATGGGATAAGTATAATTCATTGAATCGCTTTTATTCAGCCAGTTGTTTACTGAAAATATAAATTCTTTGTTTTGATAAATATAGCTTCCACTTCTTATTTTCAAATTGATTTCAAAATCATCATCCGCTTTATAACTATACTTTATCCAAAATTTATTATTGGTAGTTCCTTTTACATAAGCAATTTTTTGCATATAAGATGTATCAGTATAAGTGATTGAATCTGCTTTTGAAAAAATTAGTGTCCAGTTGTTGACGGTATTATTCCCTGAGACCGGGTTATCATCCTTGTTACATCCATAAAGGATTAAGGCTAAAAGTAAAATTATGGTTAGTTTTTTCATTTTGCTTTTTTTATAATTTAATATATTTATCAATTAATGTTAATACTAATTTTATTGACCCATCCTTTTTTGTCCTGGATAATGTATTTTGCATAGTGTTTTTCGGTGGTTTCTATTGATGCGTGTCCAAGCTGCTGGGATATATATTTTAGATTCACCCCCTCGTCGAGCAACCATTTGCCAAAGGTAGAACGAAATGCTTTAAAGTTATGGTCCGGGAGTCCGGCTTTCCGGCAGTAAGCTTTTGTAATTTTACCAAGGAAACGTCTATTAAGCAGGTCCCCGTCCCGGGTACCAGTGAAGAGATACTTACCTGAATTATATTTTTCTATTAACGGAATAAGCGATAAGTTCAATTCAACTTGTCTTGATTTCCCACCTTTGGTTTTATGGGATTTATCGGATATCACATTTATAATTCCATTTGTTAAATCTACGTGAGAAGATTTAAGGTGAATGATTTCGGACATTCGCATTCCTGTCAGTACTGCAAAGGTATAGATATCTTTGTATAACTCCCTGTCTACAGCGTCCAGGAGCTCGTTAAATTGCTTTTTGGTGTAGAATATGATATCCGGTTCAGGAGTCTTAAATTTGATTGTTTCAGGAATAATGTTCTTTTCAAGATATCTATATTTTACAGCCTGATTAAATAATGAATTGAAATTTCTACGGTCCCGGTCAGCTGTATGAACGGACGTAGCATTTTTCCTTTGATTGAAGAATCTATCAAATTCTAAGACCGAATAATGCTCTAAAGATTTATCGGTAGTGAATTTCAGAAATGCTTTAACCGTAGCATTATAATTATTTTTTGTTCCGTCATTTTTATTTGAACTTGTTTCAAAGAATATCTCTTTGAATTCAGATAATAAAATATGCTTGTTTAAATACTTCTTTTTATCGATAAAGTCTTTATAAAAATCTATCGCATCATTTTTATTCTTGCTGCCGGTAGTCTTTTTTATCCGGTGAATTCCATCAGGAAAGTAGTAAACATACCAATATCCGTTTTTGTGTTTATATAAAAATGGTTTTTTCATTTGGGTATTAGATTAGGCACTAAAATATAATATTTAAATAAATATAGAAATTATGATTTTTGTTGTCGCTCGTCCTAACTCTCTGCAAAATATAGTATATAACTTAAATATTTTGTTATAGGTTATAATTTAGATTCTATATACAACGCTTGGGAAGCTGGCATTCTACCACTGAATTACTCCCGCATTATTGTTTTTACAGTGTTTTATAACTCTATATATTTTCTCTATATACCATTAGGCACTGAATTAGGGGTTCATTTTTTTAATTAATTTTCTTTATTAAAGTCCAATTAAAATTACCCGGGTTAAAAGCAATAATGAATTTACTTTTACCAGAACTTATCCTGAAGTACTTTAAAGATTTATTCTTGAATCCGGCTACAGAAAGTTTCTTTAATGTGATGCCTTTATATGCCTCACCGTCTATTGCAATCATAATAATACTGATTTTTCCTTTAAAGAAATTTGCCATTACTTCGATTGATTTCATATTTTTGTTTTTAATTTTTTCTAAAAATCCCTTTATTAGGGTTAATGTGGAATTAACTATAATTAATTCAGAATTAATTGAGTTATTACCTGCTTTTATCCCTAAAAGGAAAGGAAAAGGAAAAGGAAAGAATAAAAGATAAATTTATTAATTCTGATTTAACCATAGTTATTTTTTTTTGCATAATTTAGTTCAAATATATTTTTAATTTTAATAATTTTTTATACATCTCTTTTGAAATCTTTTTTGAATCTCCTTTAAATTTTAGGCATACTGCAATTACATGCCAATATTTTTTATAATTATATCGGTGCTTTGAATGCATAGAAAACCTTTTTTGTTTTATTAACATTCCTCCGGTATAATTATTTTTCCTGTTTACTTTTCCTTTCTTTCAGCTCTTTAAATCCGATAACTGAATCAATGTTTTTATCCTCTAATATTTTTACAGCTTCTTTAATATTCTTTTTTAATTCATAGTTTTCCAATAATAATTGTTTGTCATAATCGTATTCTTTACCAGTGGTTAAATAGTCAATCGTAACATTAAAATAAGTAGATATTCTCTTAAGCTCTAACACATCCGGAAAACTCTTTTCATTCTTCCAACTATTAACTGTCTTTTGTGAAACCCCTAAAAACTTACAAGCCTTCGCCTCGCTTAAGTTTTGAGATTTTAATAATTCCGTGAATCTACTTCCAAAGCCATCCATATAAATATTAGTATAAGTTTTTATTAACTTGACATTAAGTAATTTTTCACTTAAGTTTGTATTAAATAACTTAATAAACTTATTAATAAATTACTTAATCAATTTTAAAATGGCAATACAAATAATCAACGAAGAAAAAAACAAAGATAAGAGAAATAAATCTTATTATATCACGGATGATGTAATTTCCGACATTGATGAACTTAAAACCCGCACAAACGCAGAAGACATTAATGAACTTTTTGAAAAAATGGTTGCTGTTACGAAAGAACATCTCAAAGCAGAATTAAAAAGCAAAAATAATAATGGCTAATCTTAAAAAGTTTACTCTTGAAGAAATTGCTAAACGCACAGCGATTGTCTATGTAATTATCAAGCGGATTGGTAAAAGAAAAACCGTTTTGAGAAATTTTCCAGACGAGGATTCCGCTTTTAATTTTTATGATACATATAAATCTAATTATCCACGCACAAAAATTTTTATTAAAGAAGAAGTTAAATCCATTTGTAAAACCTAAAATAAAATCTTATGAAAAATTCTACACCGAAAAAGAAAGACGGAATATTATTCCGAGATATCACCGGAGATTACCCCGGGTTAAAAGAAGATGACTTTGTCATCTTAGAAATTGGTAAGAAAATTTATAAGTACATCGTCCATACGATAGAGTACTTATCAAAAAACAAATTCAAAGCAAAGGTGTTATTTATTTCTGAAATCACTGAGTCTGTTAAATCATTTATGTACAGAGGTAAAAAAATAATCCGGTATAAAATCGGGAATCTATATTATTTAAAATTAGCAAAATAAAAAATTAATTTTAAAACTTTAAATTATTAAATTATGCCTTACCCAGCATATGAAAAATCGAAAGACGATTTTGGAAATAACAACGACCAGAGAAATTTAATCGAATCCGATGAAATGGAAAGCAGAAAAAATGAACTGGTTAAAGAAACAATCGAGTCCTACTGGAATAACTTCCGAAAACCTACCACAGGAAAAAAACAATACATAGGTAAAATCTTTGAAGAAATGATTGAGGCTATAAAAGCCATCGACGAGGATATTACTGCAGAAAGAATGTTTGAATTACTTTGCGATGATTTCCTTCACCTGCACATTCTTAATAAAGAACAGTACAGTTTTACTTCACAGCTGTTTTTTGATGAGTGCAAATTTAATATGCAATCACTTGTACTGATTGCACTATATCCTTTCTATCCGGATAAAGATTTACACAAAATTAAAGATGAACTTTTAACTAAATAAAAAAAGCTACCCGAATCGTACTTCAGATAGCTTTTATTTTAAAACTTTAACAAAATAAAAATACATATGGAAGAAAATAAAAGCAACACAAATTTACCCGCACTCATTAGTTTCGATAAAGATACTATTCAGTTGATTAAAGAAACTGTCATGCCGAAAGACGCAACGGATAAGGAACTTGAATTATTTTTATATCAGGCTAGGCGTACAGGACTTGACCCGTTGACCAGGCAGATATATTGCATCAAAACAAGATTGAGAGACGGGACTACAAAACTTTCAATTCAATCTACCATCGACGGATTCAGACTTACGGCAAATCGTACAGGAGAATACGAAGGACAAACACCTCCAATGTGGTGTGGCGATGACGGCAAGTGGGTTGATATATGGTTAAGTGATAAGCCTCCGGTTGCTGCTAAAATAGGTGTTTACAGAAAAGGTTTTAAAGAGCCTTTGGTTCAGGTTGCCAGGTTTAAAACTTATGCACAATCAACTGCAAACGGAATTCAATATAACTGGGTTAAAATGCCTGACTTGATGCTTTCAAAGTGTGCGGAAGCGCTGGCACTTAGAAAAGCATTCCCACATGAACTTTCAGGCCTATATACAAATGATGAATATAACCCAGCCGAAGAAACGGAAAAGAAACAAGAAATAAAGAAAGAAAAAAAAGAAGTTATCTATGATTACCCGACATTTTCCGGATATATTAAAGTCAGCAAGACACTTCCCGGTCTTCAGAAGATTGCTGCTGAGATTGAAAAACAGAAAGCAAAATTTTCGGAATCCGATTATAACAAACTGGTTAAAGAAGGCAACGAGAAAAAGGCTGAGCTTGAAAAACTTCCCAAGGAAACGAAAGCCAACAATGATAATCCTTACAATCTAATTAACCAGTCAACAAAAGCAACTCTTGAGGCTGTTTATAAATCCGTTACCAAGGATAACCAGAAACTCGCTGAAGACCCGGTTTTCGTAAAGTTATACGAAAAAAAGAAAGCTGAATTTGGATTACTGAGTCCGGATGATGTACTTGTCGACAAATCCAACTTTGAAAAGACAGTTACGCACAATGGAGTATTTCCGCTTAATATAGGGGATGTCTACAATCGATTTATTAAAAAACTTCAGAACAATATCAATACCCAGCAACTCGATGGTTATTACGATGATATTAAAAGTGACCCGAATTATAACTCATTGAACGATTCGCAGAAAGAAGCACTTGAAAAAACATATAAAGCTGAATTTGATAAAATTAAATAATATCGAAATGAAAATTAAATATTTAAAATTAAAAAACTTCGCACAATTTACAGACTTCGAGTGTGAGTATAATGATGAGATCACCCATTTGGTCGGTGTGAATGGTAGCGGTAAAACAACGGTCGGTATTAATGCACTATGGATATGTCTAAAAGGCATAGCTGAGAAATCAAAGGACGGCCAGCTGGTAGGTGAAAGATTCCGTTTCATAGGCACGCGCGGAGCCACGGCAAATATTGAGATTAAACTGATTGATGAGAAAAGAAATAATGCAGAAATAATTGTAACAAATAAAATCTCCTCTTCCGGTAATCAGATAAAATTCAAAGCCCCAGCCGGATATGAGCTTGACTTGAACAACATTCTTTCGGTTGCTTTACTTTCGGCAAAGAATTTCACTCAGTTATCCGCCCGGGAACAGGCTTTACTTCTTGGAATCGACACTTCGCAATATGATAAAGAAATCAAATCATTGAAAGAAGAATTCACTTTTATTAACCGGGATTTAAAGGCAATCGGTGAGATTAATTTTGTTAAGGAAGTTCAGTCGGTCTCTGTTAATGATTTGATTAAGCAAAGGGACGATATCAGTAATTTCAATGAACAGCAGAAAGCAAAACAAACCTTAATCGATAACACAAAAAACCAGCTTGACAAAATTGCTATCAATATCGGTGAACTTGAAAGGCAACTTTCCGAGTTGAGGGAAAAGAAAGAAAAGGGACTTGAGTACCTTCAAAGCCTACCGGTACCGGAACCGTTACAAGATAACCTCGATGTTTCCACTCAATTATTTAATGCTGAAGAAACGAACCGCAAGGCTGCTGAATACAAATCCTATCTTGAAAAACTGAACAGGAAAAACGAAAAAGAAACGGAACTTCAGAACAATAAAGATAAGCAGGAATTTAAATTCTTAGGCCGTCTCGAGTTCATTAAATCCTTCCAGTTTGGCTTTGAAGGGCTCTCCGTTGACGATGACGGGGGTTTACTGCTTGATGACAGGCCAATCAAAGAGCCATACTTCAGTAAAGGTGAGCTTGAAATCATTGTTGCAAAGCTCTATGCATCGCTTAATCCTGAACTTAAAATCAGATTTATTGACGAGTTCCAATCCCTCGATGAAGATAATCAGGCTAAAATCGTTGATGAATTACTCGCTCAGGGCTTCCAGATAATCACAGCGGAGGTCGGTAAGAAAGCAACCAAGGATAACACTATACTGCTTAAAGAATGCAAGGAAGTAAAAGAATATTAATAAACTATTTTACAAATTTTAATTAATCAAAATGGAAAAAACAGAAATAATTTTAATTCCCGAGATAAAGCAAGTTCCAACTAAAAAAGAGATTACAAAAGCAACAACCGATTTTTGGAAAAAAGATGACAAGCCCTTAATTGAAAAGTTTGTTGATATAAAGACTCTCGAAAATGTTTGTAAAATTGCACTCGCATATCCGAACAAACAGGAAGTCATCGAATCCGCTCTTCAGTATTCTCAGGGTGCATCTACTTTTGATTGTAACGGTGCTGAGATTAAAATCACCAAGGAAAGAATTACCGAAACGATTAAAAAGTATCAGTTTTCGGAAGCCACTACAGAACTTCGCAGGGTTAACGATTTAAAGGTTGCTGAATTAAAAATCGAGATTAAAAACCTCGAGGATGAAGTAAAGCGCTGGGAAGTTCACGAAATTAACTCAAGCATCGCCGTCGAAGTTCAGGAAGCATTAACAGGTGAGGCTGCTGAAGTTAAAAAAGGAATTACTGTTACATTACCCAAATAATTCACAATTAAAAAATAATGTTCATACTAAAATTCCTATTCGTACTCGTTATCACAGTCATATTATCTGCCGTAATATCGGTTGCGATAACACTTGATTTCATTGCTCAAGCTTTCAGAGCTTGCAAGCAGTTTTACAATCTGATTATAGAAAAAATTAAAGGAACATTTTTAAAACAAAAGTTTATTTAAAAATTAGCACAGGCAGTACCTGTCCCCACGGGTACTGTCTTTTTAAAACGAATGGCCAAAGATAAAAAATTCTATTATGAAACATCCCGGACTTGTTACAGATGCGAGAACTTCCCAATCTGTCATTTAAAAGAAACCTTGCTTAACCTGGGTTGGAGTTTTAACAAAGAAGATAATGCACCGGGTAATCTTGCAGGTGTGTTTATTGCAATCGGGAATGCTTGTCTTGAATACAGGGAGGACCCGGATGCGAAGTAAATATTGTGAAAATTGCGGGACAATACTTGAATGCGGTATTTGTTCAAATTGCCAAGAGGAATTATTCATATTGGCTTTTCAAGGTGAAGACATTCAAGAACCATTATCAAATGAATTTTACGAAAAAGCCGAAGAGCAAAAAGAGGAGGTTAAAAATGCGAAGCAAAAACCCATTATATAAAGGCTTCTTATGGTACGGTCAGTTTTGTTCTGCGGATAATTCATTACGCTCAAAAAGTTATAACAGTGCGGAATATGACCGCAACTCAAAAAAGAATTACGAATCCTTTTTAAATGATGTAAGAAAAAAGAAAAGAAATAATAATAAGGAGATTGAAAATGCCCAATAATTTCATTCCCCCGGCATCACCGCTTAATGCGGCGTGGATAGTAAAGCAATTGGAGTCTCATATATCGGATATAAAAGAGGCAATTAATAAATTGGAATATGGAGTTACAGTCGACGGAAAGAAAATGGTATATAATAATGAGTACAAATGCAAAACGAAATCTATTCTCAGGCAGACCATATTAGATTATGAACCGAAAATAAAGTTTTACAGAGAACACTATCCAAAAGAAATTTTCAATCAATTTTATAATATAAAAAGTTTATGAAAGACAGAATTTTAAAAATGCTCTACGATTCGCAAGCAAGTAAAGTTCCTATGTCGGAAATCATTCACGATTTATTCGATTCGATCCATCAGCTTGAATCTTTTGGAATGATTAAAACTCATACAAGTTGCTCAGGCAGTAAAATTGATGATATTGAAATCACGAAATTAGGCAGGGAATATTGTAAAGAAAAATTATTGAAAAAATAAGATGAATGATTTTATTCCAAATCCAGTACAGCCGGAAACGAATTACACTTTTAAACAACATTTGATTGCTTACGCAATTATGGTCGGTGTTGCAATTATAATTTTAGCAATAATTGGATAATAAAATATCTCAAATCAAAACCCGAAAGGAGAAAGAAATGGCAAAACCCGTATTTGTCTCTTTGATTGAAGGTGAAAGTCCTCACAAATTAAAAGAGATTAAAGAAATAAATAAGCACGAAACCCTCTACACATGCGAAGTTTGCGACATAAGCGGTGTAAGGTTCAATAAGCAAAATTATATAGAGGTTATCCCAACCAAAAAGACAAAGGAGCTTATTGAAAAATGTAAAAGCCCTGTAATTCAGAAAGAGAAAAAAATTGATACTGAGTTCTCTCCGTCTGAACTCATTGCAATCGGTATTATTCAGGAATCAAAAACAAATCCCCGGACTCACTGGGATGCAAAGGCACTTCAGGAGCTGGCAGAATCTATTAAACAACACGGGATTCTACAGCCGCTTATAATCAGGCATACCGGCAAGATTGTAGAGCTGGTGTCAGGAGCTCGTAGGCTGAGGGCTGCCAAGCTTGCAGGATTGAAAGACGTTCCATGCATCATAATGGATTTAACCGATGACCAGGCACAGGAGATTCAAATTATTGAAAACCTGCACAGGGAAGATGTACGTCCAATGGAAGAGGCTGTCGGGTATCAGCAGTTACTTAATTCAGGTAAATATACCGTAGAGGCACTGGCTGAGAAAGTCGGTAAATCTACAACTTATGTTTATTCCCGCCTGAGACTGAATCATTTAATTGACAAGTTCAGGAAGTTATTTGAAAAGGAATGGATTTCTTATGCAATTGTAAGAGTAATCTGCAGGCATACAAACGAATTTCAGGAGAAACTTTATACTGAATTCGATAATGATAATATCTTCGCCGGAGGCTTTAAAGAAGCAAGTGAGGAAGAAATAAAGTCAGTACTGCCGTCTCAGATTGAAGAATTCGCAAAGGATAATCTTTACAAGAATCTGAAATACGCTCCGTTTGATTTATCCGATAAAATCCTTGTTAAAGACAAACCGTGTGATACTTGTAAAAGTAATACAGCGTGCGCAGGACAGCTCTTTCCTGAATATTCAAAAGATAAGTTCTGCACGGACCCGAAATGTTACAATGAAAAAGTAAAAAATCACATTGCAACAAACGAAAAGAAACTGCAGGAAAAGAAAGAGGACTATGTAAAAGTTTCTACTCAATACCAGGTTGACAAGGAATTGAAAGAATCCGGAGTGCTCGATACTAATCATTATTCAGTTTGTAAAAAAACAGACAAAGGAGCTACCAAGGCAATTGTAGTTGATACCAATACTTATAATGAGGGTTCCCAAAAGAAACTCGGTGAGGTGATTTATATTACAACGGAAAAAGCAAAAAGCTCATCTTCCAGTTCTTTAAGTTCAAGCCCGGGTAAAAGTATTCAAGATAAAATTAAAGAGGCCCGCGGTAAAAATAATAGTCAGGCACGTTTTGAAACGCTTGAAAAAATCAGAACTGAGATTAAGTCATTGTTAAAAGATAAAAAAGAAATTCCAGTCAAAGTTAAAAAATTATTACTGCAGGTTATCTTTTACAAATTCGACCACGATTCAAAAAGCAAATTTAAGAATCATTTTAAATGGGATATCCAAAAGAAAAAAAACAGCTGGGGTGGTACCGAATTAGACTATGATAAATTTTTCCTTGACAGAGTACAACTCATAAGCGAAAAATCCGATAACACGGCGTTTTTCATTGAACTCATTCACGGACTCCTGTCACTGCAGTTATTCAATCCGGATAATTACACGAGCTGGGAAAACAAGTTCAAAAAAGAAAAGGACGGATTGGGGATTGACTTCATAAGTTCCGCTGCGGACATATTCAATATCGATTTACAAGCCCGGGTAAATGAATTAAATAAAGAATCCGAAACCAAGCTGAAGGAAAAGAAAAAACCCGCGGCAAAGAAAAAGGATTCCAAAACTAAAAGCCCCGCCAAGAAGGGAGCTAAAAAGTAATGGAAAAAATCCTATTCTTTGACGTAGAAACTACCGGTGTCGATGCGAAGATTAACTGTGTACATCAAATAGCCGGTATCATTGTTATTAACGGCGAAGAGAAAGAGCGTTTTAATTTCAACGTACGGCCACACAAAGACGCTTTAGTAGACCCTTCGGCGCTCAGCGTATCAAATGTAACCAAGGAACAAATAATGCAGTATGAGGACATCCCAACCGTTCACAATAAGTTTGTGAGCATCCTGAAGAAATATGTCGATAAGTTCAACAGGTCAGATAAATTTTTCCTTGCCGGTTACAACAATGCAAGTTTTGATAATCAATTCTTAAGACGGTTTTTCAATGATTCCTATGATAATTATTTCGGTTCTTATTTCTGGCCGAACAGCTTAGATGTTTATGTTCTGGCTACTTTATTCACTATGGATAACAGGGCTTTCATGAAAGACTTTAAACTTCATACGGTCGCTAAATTCTTCGGTGAGGAAATTAAAGAAGATAAACTTCATGATGCTTTGTACGATATCGAAATTACCCGGAATATTTATTTGAATATTCTAAAACTGATAAGATGATAATTCATAAAATAGAGCCGGGAACATCGCTGTATTTACAATTTCAATACCATAAGCCTTCAGTTCAGAAGCTTCAGGATTTAAGAACACAGTTTGGAAAAAAGAAAATAAACTGGGACGCTGAGCTTGAAGGCTGGGTATTTGACATTGCGCTTCTCTATGAAGTTATGGAGTTGTTTCCCCATGCCTATATTTATGATGAGGATTTGAAAACTGAATATGAAAAGATTTACCGATTGAAACATCCAAGAAAAATGCTTGAGCAAAGAAGAAAAGCTGATATTCTAAAATTATTCTAACAACTGACAATGAAAACTGTAAAACCTGATATCGGACTGGGTTATTTTCCCTGTGATACAAATATGACGGAAGCGGATGAGATAAAAATATTATTTGCGAAATATGGTTACACCGGGTTTGGGATTTATAACACCATAATTCAACTTGCGCAGGGAGTCCATTCAAAAGGATATTTTTATGAAGCATCTGAAGACAAGTTATTACTTCTTTCCGGGAAAGGAAAAATCGAATACGATGAGCTCTTTTCGATTATCTCTTTTATGTGTGATAAAAAATTATTTGATAAAAAATTATTTGATGATTATAAGATACTTTCTAACCGCAGAATGCAAAGAAATTATTGTTCAGGAAGCGAGTCCAGGAAGGCAATTACATTTATAAAGGAATATCTCCTAATCAATCCTGAGGACTATAGAAGTAAAAAATCGAGATGGGAGCTCTTTATAACAAAAATAAACGGAAAAACGAAACTTATTCCTAATAAGTCCGTGCCTATTGTCATAAAGTCCGTACTTTATACCCTAAAGAAAAGAAAAGAAAAGAAAATAGAAATAAAAATAAAAGATAACACCTTTTTATTAAATCAAAAATTTGAGAAAATGCCTGAAGAGCAAAAAAAGAATTTTATTGAACTGGTTCTTGACATCTGGAAAAAGAACTATAAGAAAAATAAGAATGTCGATTACGTCGAATCTAAAACAGATAATAAGCATCTCGGTATTATACAATCCAGGTTCAGGAAATTATATTCTGAATATGATACTGAAACCATGCTTAAATATTACGATGACTTTTTTAACGTTGCAACTTCGATAACCCAAAAGGAAAGTTATAATCTTGTAAGAATCGATATTTCAAAATTAATTTATAATCTTAACCCGATAATTCAAATATACAATGAACGGAAAAACGGACAGAGTAGTCAATCTACAAACGGTAAATTTACTGGAATTAATACAAACAAATACGAAAAACTCGATTCGTGAAGCTACACCGGGAGAAAAGAAAGTAATCAGCGAAGCGTTTAAACGGCTTGAAGCTGCACGGAGAGATGAGATTCCTATTGAAACTTTGGAAATATGGAGAGAGTATTTAATCAACTCAGGGTTATCGATTCCGCAGATTGTTGAAAAAATAATATCAGCATCCAGGAGTAGCGATGTCTACGGAGTTGTAAAATATTCCGATATCATAAATGCTGAGCCTGTCGATTCGCTTTTAATTACGGTTCGGGTAATGGGAATTCTCGAAAAGGTTTTGAATTTTTATAAGCTGAATTACGAAAAGTATTTAAAGGATTCAAGTTTTGTGAGTAATTACGAAAGGCTGACAATTGAATTTACCGAGTTAAAAGAAAAATTCTATGATTTGGAGACTGAAAAAAATAAAATAAAAACGGAATCCAAGCTTGAAATATTAATTGAAGTATTAAAAGAAATATCTAAATCCCCGCTGAGTTCTAATTTTGATAAAAATGTAATCATAAAAAAAATAAACGAATTAAAAAATAAATTATAAAATCATGGATGGATATATAAAAAATCTTACAAGCGATGTACCGGTTTCCCGGAGCATCGGAAAAATCTTTGACAGGCTCGTTCAATGCGGAGCAACAAACATAACACAAACTATCGAGGACAAATCAATAACCGGAATTACTTTCACGCTCGAGGTCAAAGGAAAAACGGTCTTGTTTAAGCTGCCTTCGAATTCCGATAAGGTGAGGGATATACTGGTTAACGAGATAAAACTTAAAAAGAATCATCCTCAATACGAAAACACGGTAAGGACCCGTGAAGAGCAGGCAAGGAAAACAGCGTGGAAAATACTGGTTGACTGGATTGAAGCTCAGCTGTCGCTCATTACGCTCGAACAGGCAAAGCCTGAACAGGTGTTTCTTCCGTATCTCTACGATGCTAAAAGAGATATTACTTTATTTCAGATGATTGATGATAATAATTTTAATATTAAACTACTCGAATAGTAATGAATCAGGACAAAGAAAAAGAAACCGATTTTCAACTTTGGAGGCGAAAAATAGAAAGCGAAACTATTCGTGATTTATCTTTGCCGCCGCTTGCGCCTGGTATGCCATTGCCGGAAGAGTTTAATCCCGAAAAGGAACAAAGATTTAAAGAATGGCTCGAAAAAATTTATTTTAAAATCTAAAAAATAATTAATTATGAGAACAGTTAGAGACGTAATCGCCTCAGCAATAGCAAATGCAAGGGGTTGGAGACACGGAGTTCCAACCGTTAAAAATGTTTTAGAAATGTTGCCGGAAAAATTAACAAAGGAAGTTTTCGAAGATGCTGATACCATTCTCAAAGAATTAAATGAAAACGGGTTTATAATTGTAGACACAGAAAAAGAAAAAAGACCGCAAATTATTTGCCTGTGCGGCTCAACCCGATTTTATAAAGAGTTTACTCAGGTTAATCTTGAATTCACGCTAAAAGGATGTATCGTATTATCTATTGGTGCCGCTGTCGCTTCTGATGAGGAACACTTCGGGCATTTGCCGAAAGAAGAATTTGAAAAAATAAAAAAGGATTTGGACACATTGCATCTTCATAAAATTGATTTAGCGGATGAGGTTTTTGTAATTAATAAAGACGGCTATATCGGTGAATCTACCAGCAAAGAGATTGAATATGCAATCAGGCAAAATAAAAAAGTATCTTATTTAGAATAATGGCATACGATAAAATAACATACAGCCGTTATAAATGCTATCATTCCGGAGAAACGGAGAAAGCCATATTATTAACTTTTGAACATGTCGGAGTTTCTTCAGGGGAAATAATGAGCGCTAAAAAAGATATATGGTTTCCGAAATCAGTTTTTAAACTCGATTCCGATATGCAAACAATCTATATAGCGGATTGGTTTGTCGAAAAAAACAATTTACAAATTTCAAAATTTAAATATTAATCATGGAAGAAAAGAAAAGACTTGAGCTCGTGGAAGCTGCAAAGGAATGCGGGATTTACCCAAGTGATTTTATTTCATATAGTTCTTACGAGGGTGTTCTTGTTGCACTGGATAAATACGCCTCCGAAAAAATAAAACCGATTATAGATTCAAGCAAAAAATTAAACTTACTTCTTTCCCTTGCTAAAGATTTACGAATAGCTCAAAAGGAGTTTTTTAAGAATCGTTCTGTTAACGTGTTGAAAGAATGTAAAAAATTAGAGGTTGAACTCGATGCGGTAATAATTATGATAGAAAAGAACGCGCTACATAGTTTGGAGGTGAAAGAATGAGAAAAGTAAAAAGCTTTTTAACTGAAGTAACTATTTTAGTAAAGGCATATAAAGAACGGAGAATTACCAGTTTAGATTTTGCAGTAAGAGTTGGTAGATTACAAGACCTTTATTCGAATATGTTTGATTCTTCAATGCTCGTTAATTCTGTCTGTGATTGCATAGATCCCAATTGCAAAGAAAATAAAAAAACTATATTTCACGGATGGACTAAAAAAGAGTTTTAATATGAAAATGAAAGCGGATTCCGCATAACACATGAATTTATAAAAATGATTACAGGAGATTGGACGCTCGATACGTTTGTGATTAATACAAAAACTGATTTACTCTGGAATGAATATAATCCACTTTTTGAATTCACAATGGGAAAGGTTAATCAAAGAAATGAAGTTAATTTATCAAATAAATATATTAAAGCCTCATTCCCGAAGATGATTTCCAAAAATAATTATAGGAGTAGAAAATAATGTTAGAAGTTAATTTATTTTCAATTTGGATTCCGATTATAATAACAGTAATTATTATAATCATTGGAATGGTTTTACCTGGCGGCGGGGGTGACTATAGTTTTGAAGGATGTTTTATTTTAGCTGGGGTTGTAATTTCTGTTTTAGTCGTTTGGATTATTTGGTTTATTTGTAGGAGTATATTTTCATGAGAACAAAAAAACTAATAATGTCTTTCCCGAAAATTCCACGTAAAAGATTTATTAAGTTAATCAGTAAAGCAAGAGGGCTTAAATTAAGCAATAGAGAAATTTATTATTTGTTTACCTTTGCTGACAGGTTTCAAGAGAGATTTAATGTTATGGTGAATGGATTCAGCAATCTTGCAAGCGCAATAATGCACACTACAAATGCGGCGAATGATTTTGCTATTGCGGCATGGGGATTCGTAAAAGAAAATAAAATACCTTACGGAATTATCTGTAATCCAGAATTACCAGCATTCCCAATGAACGGGGGGTGTAGCTAATGATTACAATTCAAGAAATTTTAAACAACAG